AATTGCAACAGGTTCATCAACAGTTTTTGTAAATAGTAAAGGCGCAGGAAGAGTGGGTGATGCTGTATCAGGATGTACCTCAGTTGCACAAGGATCACCTAATGTTTTTGCAGGCGGATGAGATAAATAGAACATGGCAACCGTAAACATAGACACAAATAGAACCTTTAAAGACTTGGATTTGAATTTCAATATTCATCCAGTGAAGAAGGATATTAATACTCATAGCAATGAATATGCTATTATCAATTCTATTAAAAATCTTGTATTAACAAACCACTATGAAAGACCATTTCAACCAAACATTGGAAGTAATATAAGACAATTATTGTTTGATAATTTAGATGCAGTAACAGCAGCTAGTATTCAGAGAGAAATAGAAGAAACAATTAATAACTTTGAGCCTCGTGCAGGTATATCAAATGTGAATGTAGTAGCTTCACCTGATGAGAACGGATATAAAGTAGAACTAGAGTTTTTTGTATTGAACAATACTTCACCGGTTACAATTAACTTTTTCTTAGAGAGAATTAGATAAAAATGGCAGACAGACTAAGAATAACGGAACTTGATTTTGATACCATCAAAGCCAATTTAAAGGGCTTTTTAAATCAACAATCAACATTTACAGATTATGACTTTGATGGTTCAGGTCTTTCAATATTATTAGATATTTTAGCATATAATACACACTATAATGCTTACTATCTAAACATGGTAGCTAATGAAGCGTTTTTAGATACCGCTTTGTTAAGAGATTCTGCCGTTTCTCACGCAAAGACTTTAGGTTATACACCTTATTCTAATCGCTCATCTGTTGCAACTATTAATTTTGAAGCTACATCAACTAATAATAATTCGGGAACATTAACATTACCCGCTGGTTTTTCATTCTTATCAGAATCAATTGATAATAAATCATATAACTTTATTGTTTTGGATGATACAACGGTTACAAAGGCTAATTCAAGTTATTTGTTTGAAAACCTTTCTTTATATGAAGGTCAATATGTAACTTATGTTTTTAACTATAATGAATCATCTAATCCAAAAGCAGTATTTACTATACCAGATAATAGCATTGATACAACAACTATTAGTGTTACTGTTCAACAATCATCAAGTAATACATCAGCAACAACATATAATAAAGTAACCGAAGTTTTAGATATTGGACCAAACTCAGATGTATTCTTTTTACAAGAAGAAAGAAATGGTCGTTATCAAATTTATTTTGGCAATGGGGCTGTTGGTAAAAAATTACCAGATGGTGCAGTTATTAATGTAAATTATGTTGTTACGAATGGTTCAATTGCAAATAAAGCCAATAATTTTGTAGCAACATCGTCAGTATCCGATTCACTATCAGAATCACTATCATCTTTTGTGGTTACACCAATTAGTGCAGCTGCTGGTGGTGCAGAAAGAGAGAGTGTTGACAATATTAAATATTCTTCTTCAGCTCAATTTTCATCACAAAATCGTTTAGTATCATATAAAGACTATGAAACATATATTTTAGCTAACTACCCAAACATCTCATCAATTTCGGTTTGGGGTGGAGAAGAAAATGAACCACCAGTTTATGGTAAAGTTTTTGTCTCAATGAAACCTAGAGACAATTATTATATATCAGAAACAGAAAAACAAAGAATTATTGACGAAATTATTTCACCAAAAGCTATTGTAGCTGTTTCAACGCAAATATTGGATCCAGAATATCTATACTTAATTGTAGAAGCTGATGTTGAATATGATCCTAAGAAAACAACACTTACTGAAACTGCTTTAAAAACAGCAATTAGAAATGCCTTATTAAATTATAAGGCAACATATTTAAATAAATTTGAATCGAGATATGCTCATTCTAAAGTAGAACAAGATATTGATGCTGTTCAAAGAAATGCAATCATTGGATGTGAAACCATTGTTCGAGCACAAAAAAGATTTACACCATCATTATTATCACAGACAAGTTATACGATTGATTTTAATATTCCTTTACATAGAGGAACAATTACAAATAAATTAACATCAACAACTTTTGACATTTATGATTCAAATGGCACCAGACGGACTGTATTTTTAGAAGAAGTTCCACAATCATATTCTGGTGTTGCTTCAATTGAAATTACAAATCCTGGTACAGGATACACATCAGCGCCAACCGTAACCATCACCGGTGATGGTACAGGCGCTACGGCTGAAGCTGTTATTGTTAATGGTTCAATACAATCAATAAACATTACAAATAGAGGTATTGACTATACTCGAGCTATTGTATCAATATCTGGTGGCAATGGTTATGGTGGTGCAGGTAACGCTGTCATTGACGCTAGAACTGGTGTTTTAAGAACATCTTACTATGATGCTACAGCACAGAGACAGATTGTAAATTCAACAGCTGGTGAAATAAATTATGATACAGGAAGAATTACAATTAATGATGTTAATATTTTATCTGTTTCCGACACAAATGGCCAAATAAGGTTAACAATTGAATCGGAAGAGGGAATTATTGAGACACAAAAAAATACAATTATTACAATCGATGAAACTGACCCAACATCAATTGTTACTAACCTAACTAAACTAGATTAATGGCACATTCTGATAATTTAACATCTCTATTAGTTAATAGACAGGTTCCCGAATTTGTTCGAGAAGAATATCCTGTCTTTATTACTTTCCTAGAAGCATATTATGAATACCTTGAGACAAAACAAGGTAGCCAACTTAATGATTTAACAACCCAATCAAAAACATTAAGATATTTGGCTGATATTGACCATTCTATTGATGATTTTGAAAATAGTTTTTTCAACACATATGCAGATTTATTGCCTAGAGATGTTTCGGTTAATAAAGAGTTTTTAATTAAAAATGTTTTACCTGTTTATCTTGCAAAAGGTAATGAGAAAGCTTTTAAACTTCTTTTTAGAATGTTGTATAATGATGAGGTTGAAATTAAACTTCCAAAAACAAATGTTCTTAGGCCTTCTGATGGTCAATGGACAATTGACAATGAATTAAAAATCGAAACGGATATAAGAAGTGTCTATACAGGTAATGGTTCAGAAACCACATTTTATTTAGCTGAAGAAGTTGATTCCAGTGGTGTTACGGTTTATATTGATGATGTTGAACAAACATTAAATACCGATTATTACATTCGTAAAGAATCATTAAAAATTGTATTTTTATCAGCACCTTCTAATGGTGCAAGTATTAAGGTTGAATACTCAAACTTTACACCTACTCTATTAGCAAACAGAAAAGTTACTGGCTTAACATCAGGCGCAACAGCAATTATTGAACGAGCTGTAAAAAGAATTATTACTGATACTTTTAACCTTGGTTTTCCATATGAATTATTCATCAACCCAAAAACACTAAATGGCTCGTTTGAAACTGGTGAGATTGTTCAAACGGATATAATCAATTCATTAGGCCAACTTGTTACCTTACAAGCAGATTCGTTTGCTATTGTAACACAAATTAATATTATTGATGGTGGTGCAAGTTATAATGTTGGTGATCCAGTTTTAGTTGTTGGTGGTGGTGCAACCACTCCTGCAACAGCAGAAGTTTTAACGGTTGTTTCTGGTCTCGTCAATGGTGCAAATATTGTATATGGCGGTGCAGGATTTAGTGACAGCGCTTTAATAGAATCTATTGATACAGCACCAGAAGTATTACAAATGGCGGCTGATATAGTTGATACAACGGGAGTTGCTAATTCAACCATAAACACATATACAGTTTACAATGATGTCATATCACCATATGCTAATGTTAATATATCAGCAACTGATTATGGTTTTGCAAGTGATATTACGGAAAATGTTAGTACCGTTATTGCAGATGCTTTGACACCTTTAACTTTGCAAGATTTGGGTCCAATTACAAATGTTATTGTTTTATTTTCAAATACAGACATATCATCTTCGCCAACATTAGATAGTGAAGGTGCAACATATCCAGCTGGAAATGTTTATTACAGTATTAAAACATTTGAATCGGTCGGTAGAATACAAATTAATGATGGTGGTGATGGTTATGTTCCTGGTGATGAAGTTGTTTTTACAAATCCCTCAGGAACTTACGGTCAAGGAGCTGCAGCTGCTGTTAAAGAGGTTGATGTTGATGGTGCAATTACTCAAGTAGAAATACAACCTTGGAGAGTTCAAGGAACAGTTAATATTGCCAATACAAATGAAATTGTTGGAACAGATACATATTTTGGAACAGAAATTAGACCGGGTGATAAAGTCATTGTAAATAATGAAATTCGTTTTATTAATACTGTTGCTAATACAACACACGCAACAGTAAATGTTAATTTTGCAACAACAGCTACTGGTAAAAAAATGGGCCGTTTTGATGTTTTCCCGATTGGTGGTCAAAGATATGTTCAGTCGAATCTTCCTACACTTACTGTAACATCAGATGCTGGTGCAAATGCAAATTTACAAGTTACTGCATTGACAAGTGATGGTGAAAATATTTTAGCAACAATTAGTGGTGTAAATGCTGGACAAATTACCGCAATTAAAGTTTTAAGTGGTGGTTCAAGATATCAATATATTCCTCAAATTGATTTAACGGGTTATGGAGACGGATTAGCTATAGCTAATGTTCCAGGCATTGATCCATCTTATGCAACATTCCCAGGTAGATGGACTTCATCAGATTCTATTTTATCATCAAGTGAAAGAAAAATACAAGGTGAAGATTATTATATTGACTATTCTTATGTGACATCATCATTAACCGAATTTACAAAATATAAAAAAGTATTAAAAGATTTATTACATCCAGCTGGTTTTGTAAATTATGCTGATTTGAATAGAACATCAATTGGAACTGTTGATGTGATAGATGTTGCTGGTTCAAATTCAACAACAATTTCTGGTGTGGTTAATGTTACTTCATCATCAATATACATGACCGGACTAAACACATTCTTTGAATTAGCAAATACAAATGGAATCTTAAGTGTGGGTTCTAATGTTTCTGTAAATGGAGAAATAAGAACAATTGCAAGTTTTGTAAGTAACAGTAATATCTCTGTAACTTCAGCATTTACAAATACAGCAAATCTACAAACTTTAATAATTCTCGACTAAATAGAAGACTATGACAACAATTATAAAAGAAAAATTAGGTTATCAAAACGCAAAACTTTGGCGTGATTCACAATCAACTGCAAACGAAAATGATCCTGTCGTTTATGTGTTTGTTGGTAATCATGTTCCTTATGCAAACGAAGCCTCACCGGATTCTATTGTTGATACTATTGTAGAAGAAAAAGGCATATATGACAATATATTTGCTGCCAAAAAAATAACAGGTAATGATGTTGAGTTAGTTGTTCCAAGATTTAATTGGTCAACAAATACAGTCTATCAACACTATGATGACACGGTCGATGCTAATACACAAATTACAGCAAATACGACAAGTGGAGTTCAACCAATTTATGTAATTACATCTGATAGAAATGTTTACAAATGTATGTCAAATAATTCTTCAGCAAATTCAACAGTTGAACCAACAGGTGACTATACAACATCAAATGGAAATATTGGTACCTCTGATGGTTACATTTGGAAATATATGTATAATGTCAAACCATCAAATAAATTTTTAAATTCAGATTGGATTCCATCACCACATAGCACAACACAACTAGATTATGGTATGAGTAATACGGGTGTTGTTGATGGAGAACTCACAACAATTATTGTTACGAATGGTGGTTCCAATTATTATCATAGTATTGTAACAGTTGATGCTTTTGCAAATAGTTGCACAACTTTAACATTAGCCAATACAACAAATATTTCAGCTAATATGAAAGTGGCAGGAACAGGTGTTTTATCTGGTTCATACATTACAAATATTGATACACCAAATAATAAAATTACACTATCATCCGCTACAACAGCTAATGGTGGTGGTTCAGGAAATAATTTAACAATTACAACAAGAGTTTATATTGAAGGTGATGGAACAGGCGCTGAAGCCACAGCTGATGTGTCTGGCGGTAATGTTACAAAAGTTACAGTATCAACAATTGGTACTGGATATGCAAGAGCAAATGCAATTATATTCGGCTCAGGCACAAATGCAACAGCACGAGTTATTAAATCGCCAAAATTGGGCCATGCTTATAATCCAGCTAAAGATTTAAATGCAACTAATGTTATGTTTACCTCAAGAGTTGGTGAAATAGATTCAACGGAAAATGGATTAATTTCTACGGATACTTCAATAAGACAGTATGGATTATTGGTTGGACCGCATAAATACGGTAATAGTTCTGTAATAACACATAGCACAGCTAATTCGGTTATTTCACAGACACATGATATAACAATGGTTGCTGGTTCTTCATTTACATTGAATGAATATGTTTATCAAGGAGACCCAAACAATGCAGTCTTTTCAGGTTTTGTAAATGCTCAAAGCACAAACTTGGTTAGATTGACAAAAGTTTTAGGAACATTCCAAGGTGGTCTTGATTTGGTTGGCGCAACATCGGGTGTAACAAGAACACCAACAGGTGTAAATTATCCAGAATTTACTCCTTATACTGGTGACATTGTATATACAGAAAATATAACAAAGATTGATCGTTCTCAAGGTCAAGCGGAAAATTTAAAAATAGTTTTAAAATTTTAGAGGAACTAAATGAGTATTGATACCAATTTTAATGTAAATCCTTATTACGATGATTATAATGAGGATAAAAAGTTTCTTCGAATGTTATTCAAACCTGGCTATGCTGTTCAGGCTCGTGAATTAACCCAAGCACAAACCATATTACAAAAACAAATTGAAAGATTTGGTAATCATGTATTTAAAAATGGTTCTGTTGTTACTGGTGGCGCAACATTCTTACAAGAAGTAACTTATCTTAAATTAGATTCTGATTATGCAGGTTCTTCTGTTACTGCAAATAATTTTGTTGGTGAAACTATTGTTGATAGTGTTAATGATCCTCAAAAACGAGCTACTGTTATTAAAGTATTTGATGCTGACGCCGGTACTGGAGACCCAAAAACATTATTGGTTCGTCAAATATATGGTGATCCATTTGTTGATGGTGAAACAATCACAACAAATTTAGCGTCAGGTGCTACACTTGCTAATGTAGCCACATCTGGTGTTGGAACAGGTCAAGTGTTTTCTGTTGATGAGGGTGTTTATTATTATGATGGATTTTTTATTAAAAATGATGCACAAACAGTCGCAACATCAAAATACAGCACAACAACAGCTAACGCAAAAATTGGTTTTGAAATTACCGAATCAACTGTCACATCAAGCACAGATACATCATTATTAGACCCAGCACAGTCTGCTTCAAACTATCAGGCACCAGGCTCTGATCGTTTTAAAATCAATTTAGTCCTTTCTACTCGTTCATTAACATCAACCGATACAACACAATTTATTGAGTTAGCCCGAGTTGAAGAAGGTAAATTGACCAGAAATTATAGAACACCAATTTATTCGGTGCTAGAAGAAACAATGGCCAGAAGAACATATGATGAATCTGGTAACTATACAGTTAGACCATTTAAAATTTCTTTAGAAACCAACACAGCTAATACAGCTAATCTTGATGTAATATTATCTCCAGGAAAAGCCTATGTTTATGGTTATGAATACGAAACAATTGCACCAACAATATTAACTGTTCCAAAACCAAGAGATACCGATTCTATTCAAAATAGAAGATTGACTGGTGATTATGGTAACTATCTATATACAACAAATCACACAGGAACACAAGCAATTAATGATTTATCTACTTTAGATTTACATTGTGTTGATGTAGCTTCAATTAATACAACATCAGCAGCAACAATAGCAAATACAAAAATTGGTACCGCTAGAGTTATCTCAACACTATATGATACTTCATCAAATACTTCTGATTCTTCAACTTATACATATAAATCATTTTTATTTGATGTTCTGGTTAATAATTCAATTACCGGAAATGTTAGAACATATTCTGGAACAACTTTAACAATTGGTAATACAGGTTCTGGCCAAATATTTTCTGGCGTTAATGACGCTTATGTTGGCGCTACATTTAAAATTATTGCTGGTCCTGGTGTTGATGAAGAACCAAAACGAATTACTGATTTTGTAGCTTCTACACAAACAATCACACTTTCAGAAGCGTTTGTAGCTACTTTAACCACAGCATCAGAATTTTCTATTGATTTTGAAGTAAGTGAAATTGAAAGTTTAGCCGTTCACTCTGGAACAACAGTTGTTCATACATCAGATGTTGAAACGAGGTCAAAAGATTTAGCGTCAACTTATAATGATACATATCTTACTGATACCGATTTTCAACCACCTATTATTTCACTAGGTGAAAGATTTGTTGCTGACGGAACAATTTCTGACTTTTCATATTCATATAAGCGATTATATGAAGACCAAGCTTTTTCCGCTGGTGTTTCTCCAGCTTTATCTTTAGGTTCGGGTGAATCTTTAACAACAGCTGGCTCTACATCGGCAATATTACAAAATTATCAAGTTGTTGTTACTAGCGCTGGAACCTCTCCATATTCTGTTGGTGAAGTTATTTCAGCTGATAATATTACAGATGTTGACACAGGAACTAAAAAAATAACAATTGCAAGTGCAGGTAATATGACCGCAAATATTATTACTACTGTTAATTTTACATTAGCATCTGGTAGTCCTGCAAAAACAAAAACTCTCGTTTCAGCTAACTCAACAGTTCAAGTTTCTGGTGGCGAATCTATTAATACAAATGGTGTCATTGTTTATGCTAATCAAGGTCAAACAACAATTCAAGCAAACAATGTAATTAAAGTTCCATCTACAGCTCAGTCACTTTATGTTTCAGATGTTACTGAACTGATTTCCGTTTATGACTTTAATGGTTCTTCTGTTGCAAATACTGGTTATTCAGATGTAACAGCCAGATATACATTGGATAACGGCCAAAGAGATTCTTTTTATAATCATGCAAATATTAAATTAAGACCTGGCTATTCAGCGCCAAATGGTCCTTTAGTTGTGAGATATAATAAGTATTCGTCTTCTGGCGCAGGCTTCTTTACCGTTGATTCTTATCCAACCTATTCTACAATTCCAGATTATACATCACCAACAACCGGTGAAATATATAATTTGAGAGATTCTATTGACTTTAGGCCAGTTCGTAAAGATGCTACAGCATCTATTGGTACCGCTGTTCAGTTTGATGTTGATTCAGGAACAACCGGTCCAAAAGTTGTTGAAAATGGTTCAGATATTATTTTAGATTTTAGTTATTATTTGCCTAGAATTGATAAGGTTGTTTTAAATAAAAGTAGGTCTTTTGAAATTATACAAGGAACTTCTTCTAAGAATCCTGTTCCTCCAAGAAATAAAGAAGATTCAATGAATCTTTATGTCTTATATGAATCAGCTTATTTAGCTAATGCTGACGATATTGAAACACAATATATAAACAATCGCAGATATACAATGCGTGACATTGGTAATTTAGATAGAAGAATTGGTAATTTAGAGTATTACACATCACTATCATTACTTGAACAAGAAACTGTTACAAAACAAGACTTAAGTATTTTAGATTCTACAAATTTACCTAGATTTAAAAATGGTATTATCGTTGATTCATTTGTAGGACACTCTGTAGCTGATGTAACAAACAGAGATTACTTTGCTGCTATTGATCCAATCAACAAAGAGCTAAGACCATCATGTAATATATCATCATATGGTTTAAGTTTTGATTCAGCAAATTCATCAAACTTTACGCAAGATGGACCTTTCATCACCTTAACATCTTCATCTACAAGTTTTGTTCAACAAGATTTAGCTTCAAAAGCTATGAATATTAATCCATTTAATATGGTTAATTACATAGGTAAAATTAAACTTGACCCACCTTCTGACATTTGGGTCGACACAAGTACAAAACCTGATGTATTAGTAAACTTGGGTGGTGATAAAGACGCTTGGGATTTATTAATGTCGCAAGTAGAACCATTTGGCGTTGAGTGGGGAAGCTGGCAAACCATTTGGTCAGGAACAGAGATTATCTCCGAAGAAGTTGAACTCAAGTCTGGTCATTGGATTGGTGGGCCTAGACACGGTCGTGGAAATAGATTCACCTCAAATGCTGGTACTGTTACAAGAACAATTCAAACATCTGAAGCACAAACTCGTTCAGGTATAGGGTTGGGCTTTAGTGCTGAATCAATAACACAATCTTTAGGTGATAGGATTGTTGATGTTTCAGTTATTCCTTATATGAGAGCAAAAAGTGTTTTATTTACCGCATCCGATTTTAAACCAGATACCGTTTTATATACATTTTTTGATAATACAGCTGTAGAACAATATGTAGCTCGAGCAAACAAATTTGTATTAACAAATAATAATTTATCATACAGGACGGCCGTTGCTAATACTGAACCTGTTACTGTTTATGACAACGGAACTGCTACAACAAATGGTAGCGCTGTTGTTGTTCAAACATCAAACAACTCGGTTTTTGTTGTTAATGTAAGTCCAACAACAAAATTTGATATTACAAGTGCTAATTTAATTGGTTCTGTATCAGGAACAACATCTAGGATTTCTGAATATCATCATTATTCTGGATTTGCAAATGCAGCTACATCAACAACTATTACTTTAGCAATTGATGCTGAAGGTGCTGATAATTCTGGTTATTATGCAAACACAGCTAACAGTAACACCATCTTTATTGTAAGTGGAACTGGTGCAGGTCAAACAGCAACAATGACAAGTTATAATGCAACAACAAGAGTTGCGACTATTTCTGGTTCTTGGGCAATAACACCAGACACAACATCAGTTTATTCGATTGGTAGATTGACAACAACAAGAGGTGGTGATGTTGCAGGTATTTACAATATACCATCAGGAACATTTAGAACAGGTGAAAAAGCATTTAGATTAATTGATGTAGCATCTGGAGATATTCCAAGTTCAACAACAAACGGTGATGCTTCATTCTTTGCTCAAGGTTTGTTGCAAACATCCGAAGAGGTTATTGTTTCAACAATCCAACCAACAACACAAAGAACAACAGTTATAGATGATAGAATCACATCAACAACTTCTACACAACAAGAAACTGTGGCTGGTTGGTACGACCCATTAGCGCAAACATTCCTAGTAGCACCCGACCAACATCCTCAAGGTATGTTCTTGGATAGAGTTCGTGTGTGCTTTAAATCAAAAGATGATACCGTGCCCGTAACCTTACAATTGAGACCAACTGTCAATGGTTATCCATCATCAACAACAGTTTATCCATATGGTTCAGTTACATTAACACCAGATAAAGTTAAAACAACCGATGCTCCAAGTTTTACTGATTCTACAAAATATACAGACTTTGTTTTTGATACACCAATTTATCTATTACCAGGTGAACATTGTTTCGTTCTTCTTTCAAACTGTAATAGTTATGAAGCTTATGTAGCAGAGGTTGGTAAATTAGACATTGTTTCCGGTGTTCAAATATCTGAACAACCTTATGGCGGCTCATTCTTTATGTCTCAAAATGGATCCACATGGCAGGCAGACCAGAATTTAGATATTTCATTTAGATTATTCCGTAAAACATTTAGTTCATCTTCAGCAACAGCTATGTTTACTGTTGATGCACCTTCTTCAAATGTTTCTTATGATTTGGTAAACTTTATAACATCACAAGTTTCTATGGCAAATACAGCAATATCTTATCAATTCTTGTCAGAAAAGTCAACTGGTGGATTTACTGGTTATAAAACAATTGTGCCGTCTAATGATTATCCTATGACTGATGGTGATGGCCGAAGAGTTTTAAATTCAACCACCGGAAACACAACATTACAATTCAAAGCAACAATGTCAACATTAAATACTGATGTGTCTCCTATCCTTGATATTACAAGATTTGGCGGAATATTTGTTGATAATAGGATTGATAATTTACCTTTGAAATCGGAAGATTTTGTGATTGAAGCGGCTGGTTCAGGTTACGCTAACTCAGCTGATGTCACTGTTACAATTACTGGTGGAGGAGGTTCTGGTGCTGTAGCAACAGCAAATGTTGTATCTGGTAGTATTGTTAGTTTTGATGTAACTAATGGTGGTTCAGGTTATACAACATCACCAACAATCACATTGACACCTGGTTCTGGTGGTGGTTCTGGTGCGGTTGTATCTTATAACGGTGAAGATAATAAATCTGGCGGTAATTCAAAAGTGAGATACATCACAAGAAAAGTAACTCTCGCTGACGGCTTTGATTCTGGTGACCTTCGTGTTTATGTCACTGGATATAAACCTAGTGGTTCAAATATTCATGTATATTATAAACCATTATCTTCTTCTGATAGTGATAATTTTGATGATAAAGAATATACACTTATGACCGAACTAGGCAATGCTAATTTTGTATCTGCTAACGAAAGAGATTATAGAGAACTTACATTTGCACCAGGTTCAGATACAACAGCAACAAATTCTGTTACTTATACAAGCGGTTCAACAACATATAATTCATTTAAAACATTCTCAATTAAAATTGTAATGTCTAGTGATAACACAGTTGATGTTCCAAAAGTTAGAGACTTTAGAGCGGTTGCTTTACCAGCAGAGGCATAATATGGCATATGTAAAAATTAAAGATAATGACAAGTTAATTAGAGATACTCATTCTAAAGCCATTCTAAATACCGATAGAGTAGCGTTAGAACAGTATTATGCTAAGCGAGCTGTAGCTAAAAAGCAACAACAAGAACAATATGAGACTAAACAAAAAATAGCACAACTAGAGAAAGATATGTCTGAAATTAAAGATTTACTTAAACAAATTGCATTAGCAAGGAAATCATAATGGCAATAACTTATATAACCACAGCAAACACCTTTCAACAATGGGTTGTTGCAACACAAGACTTAATTACTGTTGCTAATAACTTAACAGATGGTGGTTATTCTCAAACATTTTATGCTAATACAAACTTAAGCATTGGTGGTGATTTAACAGTCACCGGTAATCTTACTTTAGATTCTGTTGGCTATGATGACTTATCTGTAGCTGGTAATGCTACAATTACTTTAGATACAACAATTGGTGGTACACTCGATGTAACGGGAGATGCAACATTACAAAATGTGACTGTTAATTCAGCAGCTACATTAAATGTCACACATGGTGGTTTTATTGGTACTGCAAACACTAACATTTATTCCGAAATGGAAAGAATAGAAAACCAGTCTCTTGCATACGCAATTGCTTTAGGATAGAATAAATAGATTATTAAGGAAATAAAAACAAATGGCAAATACTTTTAAATCATATGTAGCTGCAAATGTATTGACAGGTGGTACTGTTGTCTATACTGTTCCTAGTTCTACAACAGGCACAGTTATAGGTTTATCACTTTCAAATAAAGGCACAGCTACTGTTACGGCAAATGTATTTTTGACGAGGTCCTCTGTTGACTATTCAATTATATCTAATGTGCCAATTACATCCGGCTCTACTTTGGTTCCTGTTGGTGCTGAACAGAAACTTGTTATGCAAGATGCCGATGAATTAAAAATAACAGTAAGTGCTAATAGTGTAGTTGATTGTATTGCTTCACTTTTAGAAACAACATAATAGGAGTTTTTTGTGGGATACTTAGGTGCCGTAAATCCTTTATTTGATGCTGCTAGAGCTTTAGTTGGTAGAGAAGATGTAGATCGTTTTAATGGCGATAGCTCAAATACATCATTCACCCTAACAAAATCAGTATTATACGCAACAGATGTTGATGTATGGGTTGACAATGTTCATCAAGAACCAAGAACAGATTATGATGTTGCTGGAAATGTATTAACTTTTGCTTCACCGCCAGCAACAGGATCAAACAACATATATGTAAATATTAGAGGTTCAGCTTATAACAATTATGCTGTTGTTCCTGATGGTTCAATTACAGTTAATAAACTCGCAGATGAATTGAGGATTTTTGTTGATGACCAATTCACCGCTAATGGTACAGGAACAACATTTGAACTATCACAAGAACCTTTAAATGCTACAACATTAGTTGTTTCGATTGATGGTGTATTTCAATCACCAACAACAAATTACACACTTTCTGGAACAACTTTGGAATTTACAGCTGCACCACATAATAATGCACAAGTATCTGTTAGACATTTAGGATTTAGAACAACAACAACTACATATCCACCTATAGCATCAAATACAATTACAACTTTGATGTTACAGGATAATATTGTAACAGGAGATAAGTTAGATTTAGCTTCTGAATATTCTTCAACAACCGAAACCGCTAATGGTTCAGGACAAACATTCACTGTTACATCCGGATATAATGCAAACTCTGTTATTGTATTTTATAATGGAATTGCTCTTGTTCCTGTTGAGGATTATGATATATCAGGAACAACATTAACGACAACATTTACTCCAACCGCAAACTCGGTTGTAAGTATTAGATATTTACCAATATAGAGGAAATAAATGGCTTCAACATCAAAAACGATAGGCGATTTAATAGGTGCAGATGGTGCTGTAACAATACCTGGTGATGGTATTATATTAGCATCCGATTTAGCTGATAATTCAGTTACTACATCTAAAATTGTTGACGCTAATGTTACAAACGAAAAAATTGATTCTGTAGCTGCAAGTAAAATCACAGGAACATTAGATATAGCCTATGGTGGTACAGGTGCAACCAGTTCAACATCAGCACTAGACAATCTTTTGCCCGGCGGAGAAGTTTCCGGCTATGTCCTTAAAACTGGCGGTTCAGGCTCTTATTATTGGGGTTCCGCTAATGCTGTTTCTGGTAATAGTGTTGGCACTATTATTAATTCAACTAGAATAGTAAATACAGCTAATGCTTCTCAAACGGTGTTTTCTTCTCCAACTTATACACAAGGCGCCAATCAATTAAGAGTTTACATTGATGGTGTAAGACAATTCCCAAGTGCTTACACCGAAACAAGTAACACCTCGTTCACTTTAGGTGAAGCTCAAGATGCAGGCACTATCGTTTTAGCTGAAGTTGATGGATATGTGGACTATACAGTCAACGCTTCAGATGTTGTATTTTCACCAACGAGCGATATAACATCAAACAATGCTCAAGATGCTATTGCTGAAGTAGCAAGTGATTTATCTAATCTAGTCGTCCAAACATCTGGAATTGCTGATTCTGCTGTTACAACAGCTAAGATTGCTAATGCTAATGTTACTGTCGCAAAAATATCAGCAACAGGCACGGCTTCATCATCAACCTTCTTAAGAGGTGATGGTGCTTGGCAAGCTGTTGGCGGATTCTCTAATATGCAAGTATTTTCAACACCAGGAACATGGACCAATCCAGGCCAAGTTACAAAGGTTAAAGTGACTGTTCTTGCTGGCGGTGGCGGCGGTTGTGGTGGTAGAACACCCGGTAACTGGTCCAACAGTGGTGGTGGCACTTATCTAACACAGTCTGCTGCTGGTGGCGGAGCTGCTATTGAAGTTACAAATATACCAACCTCACCTGTTCCTGTTACAGTTGGATCTGGAGGTGCTGGGGGTGCATTTCCTGGGTCAAACGGTACAACTTCAGCAGGAACACCTGGTGGCACATCATCTTTTGGTTCTTATTGTTCAGCATCTGGTGGTGAGGGTGGCAAAGGACAAGTACCACAATATTCTAATTATCAATTAAGTGTTGGAGGTATTGGTTCTGGAGGTAATTATAATATTAGAGGTAGCGATGGTAGCTATAATACATCTGGCGCAGGAGCTTTGGGCTCAGGAGCAAAAATATTAAGTTTATATAACGGTTTTAACAACACAAATGGTTGGAGTGCTGAATCTGGTTCTGGTGCAGGAGGAACTGGCATGACTTCAAGCGGTAACGGCACTGGTGGTGCCGGTGGTAGTGGTGGCTCAGGCGTGGTCATTGTAGAATGGTAATTAATTTTTTAACAAAGGAAATAAAAAAATGGCAAAGAAAGCATTAGTATCAACAATAGAAACATCAGGTAATCCGGCTGATTTGGGTAACCGAGTTTTAGAGGTTGTTGAAGCTGGCCAAGAGTTTGAAACTCATTCTAGCCTTCAATGGAAAGATTGTGATGATACAGTAGAATCTTTTAACTACTGGTGGAAAGATGGTGAATTTAAAAAATTACCACAAGCAGTTGATCCTGTTGAAGAAGCTGGTGAATTATCTCTGGATGCAGATGGTAATCCTACCGAACAGCATGTATGGGATTGGGATTCAGAAACTTGGACTAAAGAATCAATTTAAGGAATAAAAATTGGCGAACACTAAAGTCACAACCAAAACAATACAGGATGGTGCAATTACCAATTCTAAATTGGCAGGTAGTATTACCAACGATAAAATTACATCACTATCAGCATCTAAATTAACGGGTGCATTACCTGCAATTGATGGTTCAAATTTAACTGGTATTGCGCCACCTACAACATTAAATGCAGTCGGAACATATAGATTGATTGCTACTACGACTTCTAATAATAATAGCTCACCATATGGTGCAATAGGTAGTATTGCAGTAAATCCTGGATCATTAACAGGATCTTGGAGAGTTATGGACTTTATAACTACCAGCGCAATTTCAGGTCCGGTTCAGACCACTTATACCGTTGTAACATTATTAGTAAGGATATCATAATGGCAACAGAAGCTGATATTAAAGGGTTAGTAATTAAAAGAGGATAACATAGAGTGTCATATTTAGGATCACAAGTAATTAGTTCAGGAACCATAAGGTCTGAAAGATTTTCTGGCAACAGTTCAGATACAGACTTTGTATTGTCATATGCTCATCCAAATGAAGCCTCATTATTAATATTTGTTTCTGGAACAAAACAAGATGCTTCAACTTATACAATTAGTAGTGGATTATTACAATTTAGTTCACCACCAGCAACGGGCACAAATAATATTGAAGTTATCTATTTAAATGGTCCTATATTACAATACTATGTGACTGATGGAAGTATTGGTACTGCTCAGTTGGCAAATAATTCCGTCACCAATGATAAAGTAGAATTTACATATTCATCATCAACACAAACAGCTAA